TCATCATTGCTTCTGCTTCGAGCTTCTTATCATAATACTCGCCCACTGCTTCGCCGAGCATGTTGCCGGCTGCCATTGTTGCGGCGCCGACGAGGGGCCCGCCAATAAATCCGATTGCTCCGATGGCGCCGCCAATGGTGCCGCCGAGGTTTGCACCGGTGGTTTCACCACTGGCTAAGTCAAGTGCGTCTTTACCAACCATCAATCCGGCGCCGATTGGACCAAGGAATTTGGCAGCAGTTAGTGCCATTCCGCCCATACCTGCCATGCTTGCGCCGCCTGGAATCAGGTTTTTGAGGCTCCCTAAAACGCTGCTGGTCGCGTTGCCGCCGGCAACTGCTGTTGCAATGATTGGGCCAGCAACGGCGCCTTCGGCTGCGCCCATGACACTGGCTAGTGCCAGTCCTGCGGCGCCAGTGAGGAGGGTGGTAAAAATACCACCAAATGCAAATACAAAAGCCTTCCAGCCGCCAGACATTTCGCCCAAAGATTCGAGTGCTGTGTTCAGTGTGCCCAATAGTTTATCATTAAAGAATTTCTGGAATGCGTCAGAGAACTTCTGCAGAGTTGTTTGGGTGCCCTGTGCTGCCTCAAGCATATTCTTCTGCATGTCTTTCTCTGTATCAGCTGCAAGTTCTGCAGTGTCTATCTCGCCATTCAAAAACTTTGTAAATTTTGCAACATCGCTAAATCCTGCTGCAGCGGCTGCAGCTTTTACACCTGCCGGTCCGAGCGACTCCACAGATTGCCCTGCAGCTGAAAAACTATCTTTAATCATCAGTGCAGCTTTTGCAGGATCATCAAAAGAGGCGTTCATAAGCTCAATATTATCAATGAATCCTCCTCCCAAAATAGAGTTCAATTTTCCCGCTGCCTGTGCAGAGCCCTCAAAGGTTTGAAAGCCTTCTGCGAGGGAGAGTACATCATCCACTTCTAAGCCAAGTTGTGCCGAGGTGCTTGCAACACTCCTAAATACTTTCTCCATGTTCTTTCCGTGGATGGCGAGACGTGGTGCGGCGCGAGCGAAAGATTCCATCATCTTTGGTGCACCCATGCCTATTTCATCCCCAAGTCCCATTATTCTCTCTTGAAGGCCACGGGCATCTTTGTCAGTCATCTTAAACGATCGCCTAAGCATATCATAGGAACCTACTGAATCGCCGAGAGCGACGCCGGACTTTTGCCACATTGCAAACTGTGCCGAAACCTCGGAAGTAATAGCTCCCAGCTCTCTTTTGGGGAATGTTGCCATTAACTGTGCTTGGGCTGCGCCGGTGTCTGCCACACTAACGCCAAGCTCTCGATATGCCTTGCTTGCTTCCATAACTTCGGCGGCTGCCTGCCCAGTCATGCCAGTTGCTCTCGCGAAGGATGTCCTTCCCTCCTCCAGTTCTGTAAACATGGTTTTGAAGCCCAGCAAACTTGTTTGAATTAGTTTTTGTATAGACGCTTCAGCCAAGGCGCTGCCTGAAAAGGTTTCTTTGAGGTTTTCTGCAAATTTCTTTGCTTGTTCACCGCTCTTAAAAAGCCCCTTTACTTGGCCCATGAGGGTTTTGTTGAAGTCCTTGGAAACGCCTGCCATTGTTCCTAGCACATCGGCTACGCCGGCGGCGGAGCCTTCGTATTTGTCCGTAGATTTCCTGAGAGCGTCTATCTCTTCTCTTAGGGACTTTGTGTCTCTCTCGAACTCCTTTTGGGCTTTCGCGAGCTCCCCAAGATCATCAATTTCTTGTATTCTTTTCTTATGAGCTGCTTCTTTTTGAGCAAGGATTGCCTCCTGAATCTCAATATGAATCTGTGCTTGGCGGTCTCTATCTTTTTCAAGAGCCAAGAGTTTCGTCAAATACTCTTCACGCTCCTTTGCATCTTTGATGTCGGTGCCGAGGGATTCTCTCCCGCCGTCTTTTTTCTGCTTTTCGTTTTCTTTGAACGCTTCGGCGGCACCCTCTTTGAGTGCCTGTTTTAACGCAGCAATATCACCCGCTTCCATAACAAATTATCTCCTATTTGAAAGGCCACTTCAGGCGAGTGCTTCTCTCGAATTTCTTCACAGCTGAGTCAAGAGCATATCTGCTTCGATATGTCTGAGGATTGTCTAAGCCAAACTTGCTGTAGCTATCTAAATATCTCTTTTCTCTTCCGAGAACTCTTGCAAAGTCTCGTACTTGAGTCTGATTTCCTTTGACGGTTACTGGAACGTTGCTTCCGCCAAACATGTGGTTCATGATGCCCTTGATGGCACCACCAAACATTCGCAAATAACTTTCGTTCACTTCGCCACGAGTAGCAGCGCCCAAGTCAACAACATATTCTTGTAATTCTTTGTTTTCTTCCATATTTATACCTCCAAGGGTTTTTACAATAGTAATTAGTAGATACAAAAAAATAGAGAGAACTTATAAGGCTCCCTCTATTTTCTTCTTTTGCCTGCGTTTTTCACAGCCTCGTTTTCCATTTCTTTTTGTTTCTGAAGTCTTTTCAAAAACCAGCGTCGAATCTGTACCGGAAGGGTGTAGGCTTCCGCAAAATTCCAATGTCCAAAATACTTTAAAGCAAATATTTCCTCATAAACCGATTCAATATACTTAGGACTTAGGCCAAAAAAAGTCCGTAGTGACAGGAACCTCCAGGTCCTGCGTATGCCCACATGAACTACAAGAGAACTCTTGTGTTAAGTCGATGTTGGGAACTAATCTCTGGTATATCTTTCGGAGGTATCGTGAATCGAGGGCTGGCATTGATTCTACAAATGCATTTATATCTCGTCGATTCTTGTATTCTCCCACCCTGATAATGATGGATTTCAAAGTATCTGTGAGGGCGGTGGATGCGTCGTTAGAATTTTCCTTCTTGTTTTGATACTTCTGAAGTCTTGTTTCATCTTCGCCTGTGAGCATTTTTAGCTCAACTGCGTGTCCACTTTTGGGGAGCGTCAAAACAAACGTATTTTGCTCAGTAAACTCAACTTCTTCAATGTTGTCGTTAAACTCTTGACGTGCATATGCTGCACCAACTGTAGTGCCGCTCTCTAAGTCAAAGTCAAAATCTTGCTTTGTGTTACACACCGGACACTGTACGTGAGTGGTATATTCACTCCCATAGCCTGTAACTCTGGCAGCAACTGTGAGAGCGTTTTTGTCTCCCACCAGCAAGTCTTTTATCTGGATACTCTTGTCTATCAAGATACTCTGAAGCATCCTGTCAAGAACCACTCCTTTGCGGATGAGTGATGGCGATGCGAGGATGTCTTCCTCTTTCGCTGTCATGTGCTTGATTTCTACCGAATCTACATTGTGAAGCGGGTGCCCATCCGGGTAATAAAGCCCTCTTGATGGCAGATCCACAAATTCGGTGGGAATCGAAAAGCTCAGTCCTTGGTTTTGAGTTGAATTATTTTCTTCTTCTGGAACATTAACCGAAGAAGCAGCTTCAGGAGTCTGAAGCCGTTTTTGGTTATTTCTTGTCGATGACATGCGTCACCCCTTTCTCTATGTAGCGGAATCGCCACCAGTTGTGGTGAAAAATGCGTGTGGCGTACCGTTGCTGTCGAATGCCTCAAGCTTTGCCCAATCGTAACGTATGGTAAGCTCAATGGTGCTCAAGTCGTCGGTATCATAGGTAAGTTCACTAAATGTAATGCTCTCTACCCACGAGTTTTGCAATGTCCATTTCTCAAGAACATCATTGTCGTTCTCGCCAATCTGCGTAATAACAACAGAACCCAAAGCAGCAGTTGCTTGAGCCTTGTTGATGGTTGAGACAGTATCGGTTTCGCTTCCTGGAATGTTGTATCCTGCAGCTTTCAATATCTCTGCTGCCTTGCGAGCTGCGTTTGGATCCACAGGATCGACAATAGTAATTGTTACTGTCTCCCATGTAACTCGCCCAGGATAATTAAAAGTATGATTAATATACTTGTGTTCCGTATTTGAAACACTGAATTTGGGCCTTGTGGCAGATTTGGCGTACCACGTTGCCCCGCCGTCGAATGCGCTCAAGTCGACTAAAAATCTATATGCCCTCTTAGGGTCTCTGTTTGGGCTTGTCCAAAAATTTACACCTGCCATTTGTTATTCCTCCTCATGAGTTTCGTTCATAATTAAGTAGTATCTTCCCTCTTTAATCATCAAAAGATGCCCCACTTCTTTGAATAACAAAATCAATTGCAATAAATTCAATAGAACGTGCTGGCTGTAAAAAGATTTTTGCGTATAGAATGTTTCTATCCACCAAGTCTGGTGTAGTTGTTGATTCATCCAAAACAATCTTATAATTTGTCAAGCCCAGTTGAGCCTGAACATCTCTCAAGAACGGATCAGCTTTTCCCAAAAAGCGATTCCAAGTCGTTTTAACATTCTGATCGAACAACAGTGTCGATGCAATGTTTGAGATTCCTTTCTTAACATGAATCATCATACGACGAACATTCACTCTATCGAGGGCAGATGGGGTTGCTTGCATTGTCTTCTGTCCGAAGATTACAATCCCTTCTGCTGGGAATTTAGCGATTGGATTAATGTTGTTTTCATACAACTTGTCGCGCATCTTACGAGTAAGATGTTCGCGTACACCAATCACAGGGATACCCGCTGCTCCGTCTGACAAGCCACCTCTAGTGAATCCTGCCGGGGCAAACCACGGTGCAGACTTCTTATCATTGCTGGCGAAAGTGCCCAGCGCGGCAACTGATGGGGGAACCCATAAAATTTTACCAGAACCAAACTCGTCCTTGGTTTGTACCCAAGGATAGTAGGCACATGCGTAACTGCTATTCATTGAGCGATCCTGCAAGTCATTAACTGTCTGCGTTACAGAGCCGATGATTGCTTCACCTGTGTCATTTTCGTAGGCAGGAACGTATCCTCCCTCCAAATCCAAGATTGCCAAAGAATCAGCCCTCTCTTCACAAACAGTCACAAGGTGGTTCGTCAAGGAAGAATTTGTGATACCAGGAATAGTAATCGCATTCATCTCTATAATTTCAGGATCCGCAACCGTATCGATGGCTCGCCTAATAGAATTGAAAGCATAACTCGTGCTGACGTCCTTGGTATCAGTGATTGAGTTGCTCAAGGGATCTCTTTCTTTAATGTCGAAGCCGTCAAAGCCGCCAACCAAAGGCATCGTAAAACGATTCATTCCCTGATCCAGCACAGACTTAAAGGAAACATCAGCATGCTCGCTGCCAGTTCCTGGAAGTAAGCCGCCAGCTGTCAGAGAGTCTCCGCTTGCGCGTAAGCCAGCTTCGTAATAAGCATTTGTCTCAACCTTGCCTGCATCCGAGCTGGAAACATAGGAAATGTCATCCAAACTAAATGCAAAGCTAACCTCTTTTTTGGCTGGGCTGGGCAGGCCAACGGTATCTAAATCTGGCAACATACACGTTAAATCTGCATAAGATGCATCGTATCGTGGTGCGCTACTCTTGTCCGTCGTAGCACCCCAGTAAACACTGGAGACATCTGAAAATCCTCCGAAGGAGCTTGAATGACGAAGTGGCATAACTGGCCCTGAGCAAGTATAATCGTTAATGGCTGAACCAGAGCCGATAATACCAGTGCCGCTGGCGGTGTGGGGTAAGTCAGTTATCCAAGGGCTTGCGGCGGCGCTACCAAGAGTTCCGCTAACTGTCAAGTAAGTGGGGGGCCCTTTGAAACCAAACGGAATAAGGGAGGCATCTAAGTCACCCTCATCCAAGGCGTCACTTGGGGTAACATAAATATATTTAGACTTGTTGTTGTAATTTCCTTGTTCCGTAAATCTATTTTCTGTCTTGCTCCAGGTTGCGAATTTATCACCAATCTTCGTACAAACATAGCTTGGAGAGTCTGGATTTAAATTGCATCCTGTAAATGCTTCTAAAATCTGTGGGTTGGCGTCAGTATCTTGCGCGTCACGAACTTCAACCGTAAACGTTCCATACTCATCATATTCGGGATTCGTTGGTGCAGAAATATCTGCAATCGAAATCTTCACATTGGAATTAATCCAGTCGCCAGTGTCAAGGGCAGTAAACTTAAACAACTCTGGCATCGCAGCAGGATCATATGAGCTAGTCGGCCCAGTATCTTGCGAAATTACAAAACCAGTAGTTGCTGCTTGAGCATCTTGATTCCGAGAGTCACATCCTTTAAGTGCAACAATGAAGCCCACTGCGCCACCGGAATCGGCAGATCCCGTATTCGCAGCGTAAACTGTATCATAAAGACTTCTCTCAAAACTCTCTCCCAGAAAATACTCAGTAGCGTTTTTGTTTGTTTCTCCCAGAAGAGTTGGGTTCGTATTAAATACTTTTCTAATATACAAATCAGAATTTGAATTGAAATTAAAAGACTGAGTTAAATTAGAGGATGCGGCTCCGTCTGCTATAATAGCTTTGAATCCGAAATCGCCGTCGTTGCTCTGAACAAGCTGGCAAGTGCCTTCGGTGGAGGGAACGGTGGCTTCGCCTGAAGAACCTGATTGTTCTAAACCTGTTAGGCGAATAGTGCCTTTATCAAGGTAGAAAATGGCTGCCAGCGTTCCTTCAAGACTGGTGCCGGGGCCGATGGTGCCGCCGGCGAATGTTTGAGACAATGGCGTTGAGTCTGTAATGGTGCTGGTTGCTGTATAAGAATTTCCAGCAACGCCTGTAGCCGTTGCAGTCATATTGACGGCAGCACCGACGGCAACTGCTGTGATGCCATGAGTTGCGGAGCCTGCAGTAATAGCAGCTGCAAGATTGGTTGCAGCAGTGCCGGGGACGGCGCTGCCAGAGAAATTATCGAGATCGGTGGTGGAGCTTTGAGTAATGACATGAGTGGCGGTACCCACCAGAGTAAGGGTTTCGCCATCAACGCCGGTGCCAGCCATTGTAATAGAACCAGATGCTGCAATGATGCCTAGGCCGGCAGGCTCGTTGTTTGTGATATATAAACCAAAGGCGCCTCCGTTGGCGCCGGCGGTTGCTGCTGGGCTGTTTGTGGTTTTCCAGCCAGCCTCGCCTGCTGGTGCAGGATCGTCCTCAGATGCCCCAAGAACACGCACAACGGTAAGCGGAGAGCCATTCTTCAACCACGCACGAGCAGCATAAGATGCATACATGGGAGTGGTTCGATTGCCATTTCTCCACACATCTTCAGTGTTTCCGCCAGGAACGGGGTTTCCGAAAATCTCGATGAATTCCAAAAATGAATTAACAGTCACAGGACGCAACCCGGGGCCGCGCTCTGTTCTTCCAATAACCACAGGGCCAACTGGGGCTGGGTTCTTGTTTAACTGAGATCTATCAATCTCATTCATAAAAATTCCGGGGGATATAAATCTAAACTTTTTTGCTGACATCTTTTAAGTTCTCCTCTTTTGGTGCTTAACTATTAAGAGTTATAACACTATTATATACCATATTAATTAGTATTTAATAGTTTCAAAAGCAGAAAAAGTGTTTTTTATGACTATGAAGTGGGTTTTTTCTATAAAAGATCGAAATCCGACTCGTCGAGCATTGTTCTTTCGCGGGGGATTTTAACCTCAACTGCGTTTTCTCGGTGGACAACTGATGGCTTCTCTTGATTGGCGCCTTCGCCAACTAAGTATGCCAAAACACGGATACTTATCTGAGACTCGTACATACGGGCATCCTCTCCCATGTCTTCTACATTACTGTCGGAAGCGAAGTCACTGTCTATAAATGCCTCGTAAACATGTCCATCTTTGTGGACTTTAAAATAGTTAATGTTCCCCGTTCTCGTCATGAATGGCTGCAGAAGTGTGTTCATTTGCTGCTGGTATTCAGTGCGAAGCTTGATAACATAACTTGCGTTAATAGATACAGGAAACGGTATTGTTATCGTCTCCCACACAATCTTTTTGTTTTTCCTTGGAAAGTTTATCTGGCCAGATTGCTTTTTAGAATCGGCATTTGCAAAATTGGCGGTTTTATCTTGTTTGATTTGGCGCGTTATCTGAAACGAGCCTCCCTTAACATCTCCCTGCGGTGGGACATTCGCCCAAGCAACACCTTTGCTTGTTGGATCCTTTGCAAACCCAGAGCGTTCGAGCGAAATAAGAGGTAGAATGAGAGCACCTTCTTTGTCTCTCATTTCTTTGCTTCTTTTAGACTGGTATGCTCTTTCAGCAGAAACCCAAATAACTGGAACCTTCTTGAATCCTCTGTTTGTCGTTGTATGCAAGTCCATCTCTTCGTTTAGCCACTCGAACATTGCCATGTCAACCGTTTCAATCGTTGATGGTTCATAAGTCACCACCGATGTTGTTTTCTTTTTGGAATTCCCCATTATTGATCCTCTTCCTTACTGTAGAAGGAGCTCGCATGCCATACGCCGCCTTCATTAAAGTAATACTTTCCTTCTTGTATGAATTCGCCCACTGGCGGTGAGCCAACACTTCTTAAGTAAATAGCACGTCCACCGTAAGATGACGAATTTTCATGAAGTCCCATCAAAACTGCACGATCAGCGGTGATTGTTGCATCCAAACTCAAGATGTCATTCATGTCCGGATAGGCAGCTGCTGGTGGCTCATTTGCGGATGTATCATCCGGGCAGTCCGTGTAAAAATGGGAGGGATGCCAGATGCCGCCCTCGTTAAAATAGAACTTATTAGGAATAACAAAAGGATGTAGTGGTTCTGAAGAGATAGAAGAAAGATAGAGAGTCTTTCCAGTATAGGAAGATGGACTAGCTGCATATTCCTGAAGGATTGCCCGGTTTGTGCCGTATTGCCCATCGTCTGAAATATACATGATTCCTGATCCGATGCCTGCGACGGCGATCACCGTTGGGCTGCCACCAGCTGGCATATTCTCAACCTGATAACTGAGGGAATCAATTTGTGTCTGCAGTCTGCTCTCTGTCTCCGTTAAAACATCCGGCAAGCCAATGACGTTTTCGACGTCCACAAAAGAGGCAGTTAGACCAGCAAGAGAGGGCATTCCCGGCGGGGTGTCGAACACAAAGCCTCCGTCATTGGGATCAACCTGTATTTTGTGTGTTCCTCCAAAAATGATAGAACCAGTAGAAACATATATATCTCTTACTTGCTTGTCTATTGTTCCAATATCATAAAGGTTGCCAGACGCCGGCGCGATGTGTCCATGAACCTCGATGCCAGATGCCGTTAATGTAGATACTGTCATGTCATTTCCAACAAAAGAAGATGCGCTCATCGAGCCTGTATATGTCAGAACGTTGTCTGGGCCAGTGACAGAAAGAGTTCCCACTGCCGTTGTGCCGGAAACAAAATGTAGGGAAGAGCGCCGAATATAGAGAGCGTTCCAGGGCTTAAGCAGGGAGCCTAAATTGTGGCTAAACCGAGAATATGGTAGCAGGTTTCCGCTGGAGTTTATGGTTCCTTGAAAGTTGTGAGAAGTTAAGGCTGAGGAGCCGAGGTTTGTTGAGCGCGAAACATCCAATGTTCCGGTGATTGCTGCATCGC